ATAATCACAATTCACAATCGGATGAAAATAGTGAAATTTTTAATTTTGCAAAGTTTTTACAATCAATGTTAGGCGGGCAATATGGAGGTGGAAATTGTGATGAAGATTCAGCCCCTGTATCTAAAACTACAGATAGTACAGATAATAGTACACAATGTGGAATTAATATATCATGTTTTACTAAAATGTTAATTAAAGAGACATATTCTGGAAGAGATACATCTTTCAAAAAAACTATTTATAATAGTATTTTAAGTCAATCTACAATATGGTTACAATCAATTTTTTCATTTTTACTTTGGAATGAAGTTGGTGTATCATCTGTTCCTACAATAATTAAAAAACTTAAAACAGCCGGTGTTGATCAAAAAAAACTTCAAAGTGAATTAAAAGAATTATATACTCCAAAAAAAATATCTGAGACAGAAATCAAATTAATTGATAATATGACAAAAGAAATAAGTAGTTCATCAAAAATTAACATAAATTTATTAGTTAATGCAAATAATGATTTTAACTTTGAAGATGGATCTGCACAAGCATTTGAATATTTTAAGTATAAATTATTACAGAAATTTCCAAAATTAACTATAAGTAGTAATAATATTACCCTTAATTTCACAGGGGAACCAGAGGTATCATATGCTGAGAAAGAAGAAAAAAAAAAAGAATTTAAGGAATTTATAAATAAAACTTTAACTGAAATGGGAATTAATAGTACACTTGGAATTACTGGAGATGTTACTGATAATTATGAATTTGTAAAAGAAAATTTTAATAAAATTTTTAATATTTTTAATACTCAAATATCTATAGATATCCCCCAAAACTCAATGAATGACTCATTTTTTGAATTAGATTCTGGTAGCGAATTAATATATAAATATAGAGATAGTTTATATAAATGTGAAGTAAATACACTAACACTAAAATCCGAAAGTAATCCAAATGACCAAAAAGTATTAGAAGCACTCGAGACTGCAAATGAAGAAGGAGGGAAAATTGGGAATATTATATTTAGTGATTATACCATACTAAAACATTTTATTGATAAGTTTGATGATAGATTTAAATCAAAAATAAAAGAAGAGATGTTTAATGTAAATGGGATTGGAGATTCCAATATATTAAAAATAGTAATAATGAATAATATTGCACAAATTGGGGGGTTAACAGAAGAAAATATATTGGAGTTGATAGAAAAATTATGCGATGGGGTAGCTGGTAGTAATGATGTAGAGGAAATAAAAAAAAAAATTAAACAAGAAAAACAAGATAATAGAGAATTAGATCCAGCAAGTTGTGAACTAAAAAATATAGAATTATTTGGTTCGAGTTCAGAATTTTTAAAAAAATTGAATGAAAAGTTTAAATTTGATATTACAAAAAGAAGTGAAAGTAGTACTCAAATTAAATATTCTCAATTATGGGATAGAGTATTTAATCCAAAATTTAAGCCCGGTCAGATTAATTATAATGAAAAAATTGAACCATATAAAAAAAAAAATGAATTTATTGAAGACGAATATTATGATTATTTTTGTAATTTATTATTGATTTTAAACGGTGTGTTAGAAGAAAGTTTTTTATTCAAAGACCCTGAACCTATGCGCCCTTTTGATAAAAGGGATTTCCTTACAAAACAGTTTGGTGCCCCAGGTAATGGTGCCAAAGATAACTTATGGAAAAGTGTATTTTCGATAAGAATAAGTGTTGTTTTATTTACTATTTTGTCAAGAATTATCTATAATTACAAAGACCTAAATAAAAATAAATCTTCATTTAATTTGACTATTCAAGATCCAACAGTAATTTCACAAATGGAACCGTATTTAAAAAAAAAATATATTGAAATTGAAGATACAAAAATAAAAATTAAAGATAGCAGACAAAATATTTATGATATAATAAATAACTTAAAAACAAAATTAAAAACAATAGAGATGGGTCCAATAAAAAAAAATATTCTTGGACTACCAGACCAGTTTGTCAGTTTTTCCTATAATCAAGAACCCATAGACGCACAGACAAAAAGAGATGCAACAAAGTTATTTATAAATATTAAAGAATTCAAACATGAATATCCAAAAATAAAAGATCTTTTAATATTCTTATTTAATCAAGAATATTATAATGATGTAGATAAAAATCCATTAGCATATTTTCTAAATGAATCGTTGTTATCTAAGTTTGATAGACGTTCTCTGATCGATTTTTCAAAATGGGCAGGATTTTCATTTTGGACTAATAGAACATTTGGACAAATATGGCCTTTAAATTTATATGGGTTTCCTAAGATCGAAGAATATATATTTAAAGATGCAGCTGGTAGAGCTTCTACTTGTGATGATGTAGACAAATTAGATCTAATCCCTCAAGAAGGTCCAAATATACTACGTTTCTATAATAAAATAATAGAAGTAGTAGATAAAATAGAAGACAATAGTAGCAAAAAAGAGTACACCTCGTCAAGTATTTCCGATGAAAACAAAGGAAAAATTCAAACATATTTAACTTCTGACAGGATTGCAGGTCTTAAACAATTGTTGGAAAATACAATTGTTAATAAAATAACTGTACAAGATATTAATTCTCTAAATACAGAATTTAAGAATATTAATAAATTATTAAAAGCCGATTACTACTCTACAGGAATGGGAGCAGGTCAGCTTAGTGATATAAATGATCAAATTTTTGATAATCAATTATCAAGGTTAGAAAATGGCGAATGTTTAAACTGTCAAATAGGTATACTTCGATTATGTACTGGTCAAGGATTATCACACAAAAGAGATGCAGAAGACGGTGTTGCTGCAATTGCTGAGCAAATTTACGATGCAAGTAAAATTGACCTAACAGAATTGAAATAATATATATAAATATAATTAGTATATTACTATAATAATTATATAAAAATGAATAAAGCAACTTTCTTTAATACTATTACACAATACGATAAATCTCTTGATAAAGTATGGGATCACAAAAATAACAAGTGTACAGCTGGTCTAGCATGTCCTTTTTTTGCTTTATTTACTGCACAACAATTTTTAAAAGATCATAAAAACATAACATATCAATCATATCTTGATTCACTACATAAATCAATATATATAAATAAAATGCTTAATGTTCGCAATGAAATATCTTTTTCTAAACTATTATCTTATACTAATATTAACAAAGATGAAATTAATATAGCCATAGCAAATGAAATAGAAAATGGTAATTTCAATTTCAAGAATATTCTTACAGAATCAAAATATTGTTCATATATTTTTCTTAAAAATAGTAAATTTTTTACTATTTTAATTGATGAAAAATATCATATTCGTGATTGTCATGAAAGTACACAATATACATTTGATAATGCTGATGATCTAATTAATTATTTAAATTCAGTTTATCAATTTGATAAAAGAATTATAATTGATAATATACCATATGATGAATATTCAACTATAGAATATATTAAAGTTATAAAAAAAATTATAACACCATTTGATGATAATAAAAAAGATAATATAATTATTAAAATTGAAAATAATAAAAAAACTAAGTGTAAAAGTGAGAATGTTGAATATTTAGAATTTGATATAAAAAAATTAGAAAGTTTTTAAAAAAAATTGAAAAAATAAATTATAATTAAATTTTATAATAAAGAAATATTATATATAATAATAGTATGGCTTGTAATATTATTGTATCTGAAAAAAATGATTTTGTAGATATCTCACTAGCAAATCCCCCTAAAGAAATTCAAAATATAGAAGATATTGTTGAATTTAAAAAAAATTATTCTAAGAAAGATTTAGAATTAATTAAGGAAGCAGTTATGGAGATTATTCAAGAAAAAATAGATAATAGAAAAGATTTAACAAAATATTTATACAAAAAACGTAAAGAACAAAAAAAACAACATTCGTATTCTGATTTATTGTATGGTTTACGATTAATTTTTAATGAAAATCCAGATTTAGAAGAATATAATTTACATTTAAAAAAACTATTTCAAAAAAATTCTATGAGAACTGAATCTGGAGTTACAGTATGTGCAACTGTTATGTCTCCAAACCCGAATGGACAAGAATTTACTTGTAAATTTGATTGTGCATATTGTCCAGATCAACCTGGGCAATCTAGGTCATATTTAAAAGAAGAACCTGGGGTATTAAGAGCTAATAGAAATAATTTTGATCCTAAAGAACAATTATGGGATAGACTTAAAACATATTATTATACTGGTCACCCTACCGATAAATTAGAAATTATTATTCTTGGTGGTACCTGGTCATCATATCCAAAAGATTATAGAATGAATTATGTAAAAGAAACTTTTTATGCAGCTAATAATTTTGAAAAAAAGTTACACGAAAAAGAACTACCAGAAATAGGTTCATTAGAAGATGAATTAAAAATAAATGAAACTTGCAATACACGTATTATTGGGGTAACAATAGAAACACGACCAGATCAAATTGAACCTGAACAATTAATAGAGTTTCGAAAACTAGGTGTAACAAGAGTACAATTAGGAGTTCAACATACAAATGAAAGAGTTCTTGATCGTGTAAATAGGAGATGTAAAAATAAGCATACTATTAAAGCAATTAAAGCACTAAAAGATTCATGTTTTAAAGTAGATATTCACTTGATGCCAGATTTACCAAAACCATTCAAAAAAAAAATTCCTAAAAATAAAAAAATAACAATTGACGATATTGATGAAAAAGTTGATATGGTAGAAGAAGATAGAAAAATGTTTGATAAAGTATTAAGTGATCCAAATTTTCAGGCAGATCAATGGAAAATTTATCCATGTGAGATAACACCATATACAAAAATAGAAGAAGAATATAAAGAAGGTCTAATAAAACCATATGGAGAACAAAAAGAAAGAGAATTTAATCAATTACATGAATTGTTAATTTATGTTATGTCTAAAGTTCATCCATGGATTAGATTAAATCGTGTTATTCGTGACATTCCAAGTAATTATATAATAGGTGGAAATAAAGATGTTAGTATGAGACAAACATTACAACACGAAATGAAAAAAAGAAATTTAGAATGTAAATGTATTAGAGCGAGAGAAGTTAAAAATGAAAATATTCCTCCAGAAGATTTAGAATTATTTGTAAGAAAATATGATGCATCAGATGGAAGAGAATATTTTATATCTATTGAAACATTAGATCAAAAAAAAATATTAGGTTTCTTAAGATTAAGATTATCAAGAAATAGCGGTAAATTTCCATTAAGCCAATATTATAATAAAATTGTATTTCCTGAATTATTAAACACTGCTTTAATTAGAGAATTACATGTATATGGACAAACAATTGAAGTTAATAATAAGAATGAAAATTATACACAACATAAAGGTTATGGTAAAATCTTAGTCAACAAAGCAATAGATATAGCCTATCAAAAAGGATATAGAAAAATTGCAGTAATATCAGGAGAAGGTGTAAAAGAATATTATAAAAATAAATTTGGATTTAGAGAAAATAATTATTTTTTAACTTTAAATATAGAAAAAAGAATAATAAGGGTACAAAATTCTATTAATTATAGAATAAGAAAAATGTTATATAAAATAATCATGTTTGTATATACTTTTATGATTGATCCAAATATTTCATATCAAGAATTTATAATTTTTTCATTGATCAAATATTACTTGATTTTTATGTTTTTAATTACATTTTTATTTATTTAAATTTTTAACATATAATTTATAATATAATTTTTTTTAATAATATTATGAATATTGATAATAAATATTTTGAATCATATAATTCAGATGATGATTTAGAAGATAAAGATTATAATGAAGATTCTTTTTATAACGATGATTTGATTTATTTTTATGATAATATAATTAATAATTATAATATTAATTTAGAATCTTGTTTACATTACAAAAATAAATATAAAATTTTTTGTGAAGAATGTAATAAAGATTATAATTGTGAAATTTGTCATAATAATATTTGTAAAAAACATAAATTACAAAAAAAAAATATAAATTATGTTATTTGTTTAAAATGTAATTATAAACAAAAATTCACAAACAAATGTAAAAAATGTAATTTTGTATTTGGAGATTATATTTGTCTTAAATGTAAAATGGTATGTGATAAAAAAAATTATATTCATTGTGATAAATGTAATATTTGTATGGATAAAATGTGTTTTTTGGACCATCAGTGTATTGATAATTTAGAAAATGAAAAATGTTCAATTTGTTTAGATAATTTATTTAATTCAAATTCAGTTAAAAAAATGATATGTGGACATTATATACATAAAGAATGTTATAAAAATTTAATAAAAAATAGTAATAGATGTCCTTTATGTACAAAAACTATATATATAGATTTAAAAGAAATAGAAAAAAGTAATTTATTAATAAAAGATAGTAAACATATTAAAAATTATTATTGTAATGATTGTGAAATTAAATTCAAGTCAAAAAATAATAAATGTGTAAAATGTAAATTATTTAATTGTGATTTGTTATAATTTTATACCATTTAATAATTCATATATTTTTGAAATAGATGAATCTGCACTAATTTCTTTTTTTAATTTTATAAGTGATAAATCTTGAATTAATTCTCTATTTTTATTTTTTTCAAGTTGTTTATTATTTAACTTTTCTAATCTAATTTTTCTTCTATTAATTTTATCAGATAATATTGAAGATTTTGTTTTATCTCTAAATAAATGCGTATTAAACATATCTCCAATTCTTTCTCCAATTGATTCTCTGTCCATAATTCCTGTACAATATATGTATAAAATATTACCTAAAAGTAAGTATGTGTATGATAGAGAATAATATAAATACCATTTTTCTTGTTTATTATCAATAATTCTCTGTAAATCAAAAACTATTCCGAGAGATATAAGAGAGAAAATTACTCCAAGTGTTATATCTAGCTTATTTCCAACGCGTTTTCTATTTTTAAAAATCATAAAACTTTGAATAAGAAATAATATAGTTAGTAATATAGGATGAGCATAACTAATATTCCCATTTGTTGTTTTATATTCAAAAATTAATAACCATATTCCTATAATTCCAAAAATTAATAATAATATAGATATTGGAACTGCCCAAGAAAAAATTATATCATAATATAGTTTATTTTGAATGGCCATAAGATATATATATATATATTTAGTATAAAAAAAAATATTTTAAAAAAAATTATATAAAAAATAATATAAAAATATATAAATTTATTTTTTTATATAAGATATATATATATAACATATGGCAAAATCTGATAATGAAAAAGATCATAACGATGATGAACAACCTTGTGTAAAAACTTTGGCAGGTAAAATTAAAGATTTTATTAATGAAAACTGTACCGCAATAATGTGGGTATTAGTTGCTCTTATTGGATATTTACTAATGGAACAACAACAACAATCTAATGTTGTAAGTCCAGCTCCTCAAGTACAAAATATCACAGTAACTCCTTCTAGTACCTCCCCTGGAGCCAACCCTGCCAACCAAATGGGTGGTGTATTAAGATTAGGAAATAATATATTAGGTAGAAATTACAATCAACCAGGCTTTACTACAACTCCCTCCGGATTAAGTAGATTTTTATAATTTAACAAATTAATATATTTTTGTAAAAATTTATGTATTTTTTACAAAATTATTAATATAATTTTTCATTATATCCAATATTTTTTTATTTGGTATTGAATATTCAATTGCGGTAATATTTTTATTATTTTTTATTAAAGGATTAACATTTATATCTAGCAATTTATTTATAATTGATATATTTCCTTGTGATATTGCATAATGTAAAGGTGTATTACCATCAATATCTTTAATATTAAAATTATTTTCATATAGTATTAAAATATTTATAATATCTATATCTTTTGATATTATAGCATAATGGAAAGCAGTTTTTCCGAAAATATCATAATTACTTGGATTTGCTCCTAAATATAATAAATATTTAGTAAAATTATGTTTTTTTTTATAACAGGAATAATGAAGTAAATAAATACCTCTATTTGTCATTTTATTTATAAAATTTTTATGTATTATTATTTTTGTTTTAAAATTATCAAATTCATTGTTCAAAATTAAATCAAATAATTGCGCCATATTTTTATCATCTGTATTTATATTAATTGAGTCATTTGTAGATGAAGAAATTCCTATAAAATAATCATCTAAATCTAAATTTATTTCATCAGATAAAATATTATTATTATTTTTATTTGACATAAAGTTATTATATTATTATAAATTAAATAATTTATAATTAAAATATGAATATTAATTCAATGATGTCAACTCTATAAAAAAACTATGTGTATTACCATATAAAAATAAATATCTATCGAATATATTTTTTAAATTATCAATTCCATTATAATTATCTATTATGTATTTACACTTTTCATTAATATAATCTTTTGTAAAAACTTTATCATATTCTAAAAAATATTTAGAACAATTTGTTATATCTTTTCCAGTATTATCTAATTTAACAAAATCATTATTTTTAATTATTATATTATTTTCTATTAAATTTAGTATAAATTGATTAAATATAATATAATCTCCAAAATTTACTCCAAATATTTTAACAATATTTTTTTTTATAAATGCTCTTACTTTATTATATTTATAATTTATTGTAGTACCTATACATAAACTACCATTTGGATTTAATAAAAAGTTTTGAATATATTTTAATAAATTGTACACTGAATAATTATTTATAGTTGGAATTACACTAAAACTATCTGAAAAAAATATAAAATCATATTTACCTATATTTTCATATTCTATATTTTTATATAAACTTTTTATTTTATTATTCTGTCTATTGTATTCATTCATTAAATTTAAATTGAATAAATCAAAATTTAAATCAGAATTCTCTCCAAGTATATTTTTACAATTTTCTAAATATTTATTATCAACATCAATACCAAAATATTCAATTCTATTTAATAAATTTTTAAATTCAATATCATCTTTTTTTTTTTGTAAATATTTACCCAATGCTGTTCCAGTTCCTATGCCAATATCTAAAATTCTTATTTTAGTTTTTTCATCAGAGTATATATTATTACTTTTAATTTTTTCTTGAATGAGATTAAAAAAATTTTCATAAAAATTAATAGTGTAATCAGTCAAAATATTATCATAAATAAATGATCTAAAAATTATTGGTATATTTGTTATAAATATTAAAGATACAAATAAAATAAATAAATTATTTAAAAAAGAAAATAAAAAATACATTTTCTTAATATTAAATATCTATTTTTATATATTTAAATAAATTCTTTTAAATATATTAATGCATTGTTTATAATATTTTGATTATATCCTTTTTCTTTTAATATCTCAATAGCAATATTCTGATTAGAAATACCTTTGTATAATTTATAAGGAAATATATATTTATTATTTTTTTTAATTGCCATAAAATTATAATAATCAGTATTATTCAACACACATACCTGTTTAAAATGAGTAGATAAAATTGTTATGGAATTTTTATAATTAGAAAGAGAATTGATTACAGATTTTGTACAAGATATACCACTTGCAGGATCTGTACCTGTAAATAATTCATCTATTATACCAAAGACTAGATAATTGTCTTCTACTTTTTTAATATAATCTATACATCTATTTGTCTCAGCTTCAAATAATGATTCTCTGCCTATATTATCGGGAATATTTAAATAAGTATATAATTTTTTGAATGGTGTAAAATATATATTATCACAACAAGCTATTCCTAAACTTTGTGCTAGAATAATATTAATCATTAAAGTTCTCATAAATGTTGATTTACCACTTTGATTTGGACCAGTAATAATTACAATATTATTTTTTTTAATACAAATATTATTTTTTACTGATTTTTCCTCTATAATAGGATGCCATAAATTTTCACATATTATAAATGGGGTTTTACTATTTATATTTATTAATGGTAAAGAATATCCATAATTTAATAAATCACATATACATAATCTTGCATCGAGATTTCCAATATAATTACAAATTTTTGTAAATTTATTTTTATAATTATCACAATATAATTTCATAGATAAATGATATCCAATATTACTATTTTGTTTAAAATCTAATAATAATTCATCACATATTTTTGATATTTCTGGTGTACTAATATAATTATCATATTTACTCATTTTTTTAATTTTTTTTATAAATAAAACTATATTATTAAATTCATTACTAACTTTATTACATTCTTTATAATGACCTAAACTATTATAAAATGTTATATAAAAATTATAAATTTGGTATGATATATATCCATAACAAACTATTAACGATCCATAATGAATATAATTTTTATTTTTAATAAATAAATTTAATATCATTTTACTCATAAAAATATAGCTATTATAAATATTTTGCAAGTATCCTTTTATTGATATGGGTATATTTTTGTATTTAAAATAAACATAAATTATAAAATATATTAATATTGGTATGAATGCATTTGAGAATTTTAATTTATTTGATATATTTAACAACCAAGAAAAATTTAAAAATGATGTTTTAAAAAAAAACTCATCCTTATATTTGTAATCATAATATATTTTTACATCTGGAATTAATTTATTAATATTTATTAAAAAATCTTTGACTATTATTTTATATTCTTCATCTTTAAAAATTTGATAATTTAAATTTATTAAAAATGGTAAATTATCTGTTGAAATTAATTTTAATTTTTGTTTTAATTTTAATTTTCCATATTCTGTAATTGTATTATCTATTTTATTAAATATCGAGTCCATCAAATCCATATCATTTATAATATTTTTGTTTAAATATTCATTATAATATCTATTCATCTATTAATTTTATTAAAAAAAAAAAAAATTTAATTTAAACTAAAATAAAATAATTAAAAAATATTTATATTATGAAAAAAAAATTACTAAAAAAGTATATATATATATCAAAATAAGTTTATGCACGAAAATCTCAAAAAAAAACAAACTTTTTTGAAATCAATTTTTAAAATTAAGTTTTAATTTTCTATTCCCCCCCCCTGAAAAATAAAAAAAAAAAAATTAAAATTTACTAAAAAGTATATATGATTACTAAAAAAACGGTTAAAAAATTAGCATTTTTCGGTTAAAAAATTAGCATTTTCGGTTAAAATGTTAGCATTTTTGAAAAAAAAAATTAGCATTTAAGTTAAAAATTAGCATTTAAGTTTTCTATTTTTTTAACAAAAAGTGTCACAGTATGTGAAAATGGCAAAAAAAATCAACTGTTTTTTTTTAAATGTAACAAGGTAATTTTTGGCAAAAATATATACAAAAAAAATTTAATATTTAAAAAAAATTTAAAAATTTTTAAAATTTTATAATTATTTTAGAAAAAATTTTTAATTTTAATTTTTTGTGAAATTTAGAAATTATTTTGAATTTTTATAAAAAGTTATTATATGTATTAATTACACGGTTAAAAAATTAGCATATTTGGTTAAAATATTAGCATATTTGGTTAATATATTAGCTTTAAATATATGAAAAAAATAAATTAATTTTGGATTAATAATATACTTTTTATAAATAATTATATAAAAATAATATTAATAATATAAATTATGATAGAATATAAATGTGAAAAATGTAAAAAAATATTCAATCACAAACATAACTATATTAGACATTTAAATAAAAAAAATGTTTGTACAAATTTTAATAATTGTGTCTGTGCAAAATGTGGAAAAGTATATAAACATAGTTCATCTCTAGTTAGACATAAAAAAAATTGTAAGGGTAAGAAAAAAAAATGTAATAATGTACAAACAGTTGTAAATAATAATCAAACTATAGTTAATAATATAACAAATATAAATATTACAAATAATTTTAAATTAGTTAAATTTGGAGAAGAAAATATTAATATTTTAACTGATGAAATTTATGAAAAAATAATAAATAAAGGTTTTAAATCACTTACTGAATATATAGAAAATGTTCATTTTAATAAAGAATATCCAGAATATCATAATATTTATGTTGCAAACTTGAGAGATGAATTTGTTTTAATATACACTGGAGAAGCATGGGAAATTAGAAATGAAGAAGATATTATTGATAAATATATAAATTATAAAATAGATCATATTGAGAATAAATTTGATGAATTAATCGAAAAATTACCTCAAAAGGCAATTAAAAAGTTTCAAAAATTTTTAGAAGAGAAAGATGATGATAAAACTATAAACCAGATGAAGAGAGATTTGAAATTACTTTTATATAATAAAAGATATTTACCGATTAATTTACAAAAAAGATTAAAAAATGAATCAAATTTTGTAGAAATTAAATATAGATTAGAAGATTTAAAAGATACATTTGACAATATAAATATACAAAATATGAAATTAGAAGATAAAAATGAAATAAATAAAATATTACAATCAATAAAAATTGATAATTTAAATTCTACAGACTTAGATAAATAAATCAAAATAGATTACTATATATATTATATATTATTTGAATATATAATGTATTCTGGATCATTTATTGCCAAAATTAAATGCGAGGGGATTCCACTAGATTTTTCAGATTATGATATTTCTGATTCCAGGAAAAGTGATATTGAAAAAAAAGAACTATATGAATATAAAAAAAAGATGAATATCAAAAGTATGAAAGAATCGATTCATTCAATGTTGATTGAGTATTTTAAGAATAATATTTCTGAAGATATTATTATTAAATATATAATTAATTATTGTGATAAAAAAACAAATGAAGAAAAAGAAGGAATTATTCAATATATATTAAGGTATTATCCTTATAATATTATTAAAAATAAAATCATACTTGACATTATAAATAAAATACATATTGGAGGAATGTATACCCATATTCATTGTCTATTGTTTCCAAAAAATGATTTAAGAGAATTTATGATTGATGAATTTCTACAGGTATTAAATTTGCTATTATCAACTGGACAATCCCCATTTAATAGGAATAAATTAAAAACAGATACAAATCCATTGGGAGAAACTTCAATTGAAGCTTTGTATATATCAATTAAAAATAATTTTATACCTAAAAAATATGAAGAAATAATTTATAATTCATTGTTAAATATTAATAATATAAATTTATCAACTATTAAATTGAAAGATGGTAAAAAAAAGAATATCACACTAGTAGATAAAATTATAAAAAGTAAAATTTCTAAATTTTCTTCAAAAAATAGTAATAAAATTTGTAATTATTTTTATTGGTGTATGATTATTAATCCAGATATATTTTGTGAAAATTTACTAGATCAATTTAAAATTACAGGATCTTTAATTAAGAATGGTATATATATTCCTATTAAAAATACTATGATCGAATTATATGATTTATTTTCTAAAAATCCTCTAGATGATGAAAATTTTAATATGTTTTTCTCAAAACATAAGTGGGATTCTCGAGAATATATAAATAAATTTGAAGATATAATAATTTCTAAGATTCAAGAATGTGAAAAAGATACCAAAGATATAAAATATAAAATTGATATTCATGGGTCTATAATTGGTGAATTAAATAATAAAGAGTTTATTGAAACGTATATATATGAAAAGTTAATTAATAAAGATTACAAAAATGCAATAACATGTATAGCACATTCTAAGATTATAAGTTCTAGGATTGAAGATTATTTAAAAACTTGGATTTATGATATTGGTGATATCCAAATAAAATATATGTTGGATATGATATATAAGGAGATCAAGGGAGAATGTTTAATACTTCCAGGAAAAACTCCAGTTATGAAATTTGAAAGTGAAAATCTGGGAATTTCTCCAGTTCCTGATTCACCATTACTAAATATTCAAAGTGATAAAAGTAATGATGTAGGGATTCCTACATTTTCAAAATTATCTCCTGAATCAGGTATAAAACCTAAACCTAAAAAATTATAATTTTTTTATTCTACCCTTGCTGCAAAAACTAAAATATCGTTATCACGACCCACTATATTAACTGGTCTAATAATAAGATTTTTCATTATATTATTTAATTTATTTTTTTTAATCCATGAACTAATTAATTTTTCAGGCAAGGCTTCGTCATCTATATCACTTAATGAAATTTTAGGAAATTTAATATTAATTTGATTTTGAGAATTTTCCAATTCCATTAACATTTTATAATCTTTATTATAACCTTCAGCATATGTTAAAGTTTGAGCTTGTTCAACTCCTTCAGAGTAAACAATATATTTGTTGTTATCAAAATGTTTTTGTATAATATCCTTATTAATTTCAGCACAAGGTATATCTATTTTATTTTCAATATATTTTATATTTGTATTATTTGAATTCAATAAATTTATTATATTTATTATTTTATTATATTCACCTATTATTACAAGGTACATAAAATCTGCAGTTATTACTGTTACATCACTATCATCCATGTAGATATATTAATTATATCTTATATATTAAATTTATTCATTTTTATGGTAGATAAAAATTAATTATTTTCTTTTAAATAATTCATAAATTGAATTAATTCTTTTGTATCCCCTAAATCTGATGCACCTATCTCAATATTTTTAGGACGTTCTATATCTATAATTAAAACTATTCTTACTTTATCACTTAGATTAGACGAATAATGTATTTTAGAATCATCAAAAATAGTCCATTTATTTTCTTCCAAATATGAAATTTCTTCTTCATCATCGTCATTTCTAACTGAAATAAAACATTTATTTTTAGGAACTCTTATTCCAAAATGACACCGAATTACATTATTTGAATAATTAGCCCAACCTTTATGAGGAGATAATGTTACATATGGGTCAATTTTTGATAAGGTTGCTAATTTTAAATTTGGTATACTTTTTAAAAAATTTGTAATATTTGGACATTTTTGGCAATTTTTTTTCATCCATGTACCATAACCATAAAATGGATAAATATTCCATAATCTTTTTTTTTCATTACATAAATGTTTTTCAATAAAAGATGTTGATGGTAACCATTCAAAATCTATTAATTTATTAACTTCTAAATTAATACTATTTATATATTTGTAGATGCTATTTAAATTATTATCAACTTCAGTTACTGTATAAAATTTTTTATTTAATTTTTTTTTTTTATTTTTCATTATAATTATAAAAAATATCAAAAAAATAAAAATTAATATCATTTATAAAATATATTTATAAAAAATATTTATAAATATATTTAAATAAATAATCATATTAATAAAACTATAAATATGGAACAAGAAACAACCATGAATCAAAGTACAACCTACAAAAAGATTGAACCAACATTGGAAATTTCAAAAGTAAAATATGATAATTCATTTAGAATGAATAAAGGAACACTAGCACAATTAATCGTTAGTTTAAAAGATATGGGAGACAGGCTAGAATTAAGATCTGATAATAATGTACAAAAAAAACTATACCCAGTAATTAAAGAAATATGTTCAGAGGTTTATAATAAATATGTTGAACTATGTAGCACAGTGAAAGATGAAAATTTAAATGAACATGCATACTTCTTAATGGGACCATACATGAATGGTACATTTAAATTTCCATTATCTTCTAAATTTGAAAGAAAACAATATAAATATGCAGAGGTAGGTCCAACACTAAAATCCGTTTTGAATCGTATCTTTCATGCTAAAAGAGAAGCAACAAATAGATTAACAAAAGAAAAATATGAAGATAAAAAGTCTAGTTATGTAGAATTAAATAATTTCTTAGAGATGCTGGAAGTTCATATTAAAGAATTATCAGAAAAATGGAAAAATTCAGTATATAAAATTAGAAAAGAAGAAAATGTAGTTCAAAGTTTATAATTTATAATTAATTATTTATAATTAATAATTTCATAATTTATAATTAATAATTTCATAATTTATAATTTAATAATTATTTATTTTAATAAATAATTATATATATTTATTATTTTACTCATCGTTCATTGACTTTAGAAGTGAAAGTATACCTATTACTGCTACACATAGAACACAGCATCCCATTATTGAAGCAGAACCACTTGCAGTAAATCCTGTAGTTGCAGAACTTTTACTAGTTGAATCAAGAGTTGATTTATTTGAAATTTTTTTTTCAGACTTCATACTAGCTCCCATACTAGTTAAAAATTTTTGTGTTGCTTGAGAAAAGGTTTTACTTGATGCCATACAATTTGCAGTAATACTACCTGTTGTATTTTGTTCAATATCACTAATATTAGCATTTCCACCTACATCACATCCACTAAGATCCTGTTGATTTTTAATTTTAAAATCACTAAAGCATTCATTAACAGCTTCATATATATTTGATACATTCATTTCTTGCTCCATAATATTTTCTGTATTAACTTTAGTAATATTAGTGGTCGAATTTAATACTGTATTTAGAACCGAAGAATCAGCATCTGAACTACCTATTCCCAATCCAGTATTCGATGTAGCTTCAGATGCAGCTTTTGATACAGTATCATTTGTAGCTGAATTAGCTAATTCTATAAATGCTTTAGAGTGGGTTTGCATTACTTTATCAACTGCTGATTGTTTTTGAGTTTCATTAGAACAATCTGATTTTATATCGAGCTTGATTGTTTGTTTAACACCACCATAATTCAAATCACCCCCAATTTTACAATTTGACATATCAAACATTTGCGATATTAAAACTTCTGAACCACATTTATTATTTGTTTCTTCTATATTTGAACTAATATCTTTAGAAATAGATTTATTAATAGTATTTATATCTTCTTGATTGAATGAAACGTTTTCAATTATATTTTCAACTCTTGATCTTGATTCAGAATTTCCCATTTTAATATTATATATAATTAATTAAGAATAAAAATTAATTATATTAAAAATGAATTCTATATGAAACTTATATTAAATACCAATGAATTTTCTTTAGAATCAGATAAACTTAAAATTTTATGATTATTATTATCTATCTGAATATCTTTCCATGTAACATATTTTTTATTATCATTAACTACAAAAAATAAAATTATTTCAAAATTATTATTATCAATAAATTTTAATTTATTATTCTTTTTTTCTATTTGTTTTCCGATTGTACCATCAATATTAATTGGTTTATCATCGTAATGTGATATAATTTCTAAATATAAATTAGAATTAACATATTCATCATGTCTTGTTTTAATTTCTGGTTTTAAAGTATCTACATTATCATCTGTTACTTCTGTTATACCTAAAAATTCAGATAATGTTATATTATTATGTATTTTATCTCCTTCTGTCGAACCATATAAAGTAAAAATATTTTGTTTTTTATTTAATAATTTAAAATATGATTTATGTCTCGTAATATATTCACATTTATTATAATTTTTTATCAATACTTTTTTTTCTTCTTCATTTTCGATTAAATTTTCTTGATAATTTTTTAAAGATTCTTCTAAATTACATTTTTCAATATTATTTTTTAAAATATTTTCATAATTTGTAATATCATTAATAACATATTCTTCTTCTTGTAATACAGGCATTTTTTCATTACCAATTTGAGAAAATGTTAAAATATATTTAGTATCATCAAGAGATTTATTACAATTTTTACATGTAAGTGAAATTAAGTCATGTTCTAGTAATTTTTTCTTTAATGGTGTATAATCGATATGATTTGATGCAAATGGTTCATTACATTTTTTATTTTTTTCTAAAATGATATCTACAATTATTACAAAATATATTATTGCTAATATATCTAAATTAATTTTATTTTTTATCATTAAAAAAATTAATAATAAGCAAATAAGTTTTTCTATATTATTCATATATATATATATATGTATTATAATATTATTTTATTTTATATAAAATAATATTAATTATAATTAAAAATAAACTAAATATATATTACATTTTTAAATTTATTAATCTTCTTCTATTTTAGGAGGTTTCTTTAAAACAAGATAAGCAATAATTAAAAATAGAAATACCGCCAAACCAATGCCTCCATATATCATATATTTATACCATTCATCATCAACTTCATTGGAAGGAGGAGAACCTTCGCCATCATCTTTACCATCATCTTTGCCATCATCTTTACCATCATCTTTACCATCATCTTTACCATCATCTTTACCATCATCTTTACCATCATCTTTGCCATCATCTGTACCTACAACTTTATTTGGAGCTGAAGCAGAAGCAGGAGCAGAAGCAGGAGCAGAAGCAGGAGCAGAAGCAGGAGCAGAAGCAGAAGACGGAGTAGTTTTATTTTGATTACCACACTGTGAAGTCATACTTATATCATTAAAAGTTGAATTACCTCCAACCATTGCTCCTGATAAATCTATTTTATTCATACATATTGGTGCTAATGGGCATTCTTTTCCAGTATTATTTGTACTACCTTTTGGATATATAGGATAATTGGAACTATTCAGAGCAGAACCTGATTTTAATTCTTGTACATTTCCCAATTTATCTGGAGGTACACAAAATAAATGTTGATTAAAATCACCTAAACAACGTAATTGATGATTTTGAGTTCCATTTTTAAATTCTATGGTATTTCTAATAAATTTTGGAAATTCTACATAACACGAACATTCAGGTTTATATTTTGCAAAATCAATCATATCTTGATAATCATACTCTGCAGCATTGTCACTATAAGTTTCTTTATTTTTTATAATATTTTCAGCAAACATTCTTGCAGAATTTTTACAATAAACTGACATAAAATCTTCACAATTAGCATGACTTGCTAATGCAGCTTCAGTACTATCCGTTTTGTTACTTTTTTTTGCATCATAATCTAATAAAAATTTATATTTTTGGCCATCTTTGTTATCTTTGTTACTTAAATTATCACATAAAGAAGGTGGTATTGTGATTTTTTTATCATAATATCCAAATCTAACACTTGGACTATTAACATTTACACCATTTTTCAAAGCATGTCGGTCTTCAAATGGACTTTTTCCTAAATCTTTGAGAGTTCTTGTAGTTTCATCATTTTTTGAACTTTCACATCCATAAATAGCACTATATGTGCCTTTTTTACCTTTTACTTTAAAGTTATTTACATCCTTGACAGCATTAATGGGTTCACCTCCTATAAATTCATGGTAACCTAGTTCATCCTCATCAGCATCTAAACAACGTGTATCATAAATTTTACTAGTTTTAACAACATTAGAGTTATACCATTTTTTCCATGAAAAATTTGGGTCTTGTGTATTAACAGGATTATATAAATTTGGATTAAAAAGAATATTTGGCACTGGTAATCGAACAAATACTTCTGGTGGTTTATCAGAACTACCTTTCCATGTACAACATGCTCTTTTAATTGTAGTTTTTTCCAATACTCTATTTATAGCATCTTCGTCATTTTTATCTCCTAAAGATGTATTTTGCGGTACAACTCTAAAAGTTGTATCATCAAATAAATTATTATTCATTTTACACTTTTTTGTTGCTAGTTTTAGTTCATCTGCCTTTTTTTTTTTTTCTTCTGCAGACATAGTATTTTGACTATCAGGGAGGTTGAAGGTAGGTTCTGCATCCTCTTTTGTAGTAGTTACTGGATTAGATGCCCTTTTGTCACCCTTATATAAATCTTTATCTGAAAATAATGGAGTATATTTATTAATATAATTTGATAAATTTGTGTCTCTTTTAGTAAAAAATGCCTTAGTACAAGGTTCTAAATTATCAGTGTCAATAGGAATTGTATTCTTAATTTCTGTAAATATTAAAGGATCATTTGGATCATTTGTAGTAGTTGAAGTAGTTGACATTATATATATATATATATATTATATAATATAAAATTATGTTAAATTAATAATTATTTATATATTTTTATATATTATAATGAAAAATAATATATTTAGAACTATAAATAATAAAACAAAAACAATATTCAAAGAAGATATATTAAATACCCTTCCAGATACTGTTTATGATTCTAAACAAGATAAATTTAAAAATAAAATAGAATGGAGATGGAGATTATATAATATAAATTCTAGGGAGTTCATAGAAATTAGTAAAAAAACAGATAATAGTGAAAGAATATATATTAATAATGATTCAAAATGGGTAAATTGTAATATTCCCTCTAAATATGAAAAATATATAGAGAAAGAATTTTATGCATATTTAGACGATTAATTTTTTTTGTTGTGTCTTTTATTTCGTTTTTTATAATATTTTCCTTGTTTGTTTCTCCAATATTTATTTCCATATCTATTAATCCAATTACGTCTTGGATTAAAATAATTATTTGGGTAATAAATAAAGTTTGGATTTTGACTTAAGTAATATGAAGGTTGTCTGTAATCCCAATACAAACAATCTTTCCTAAAGAAAGGACCATTTTGGTCTCCATTTACACATTCACCATATCCTTTACTTGTTGTACAAAATCCACAATTAACACAGTTATTACATGAATGATAATTATTATATCCACAATATCTACAATATCTCAAAGGTTTATTAACATGAGTAATCCAAAATTGTTCTTTATTATTACAATATATTAAAGTTATTAATATAATAATTACAATTATTATATATTTTTTCTTTTTGTCCATTATATATATAAATATCATAAATTAAAAATATTTATATTTAATTTGTTTAGAATATTTAAATTATTTATGTCTTCTCTTATAAAATCTACTTCATTAAATAAAAATTTTAAATAATTTTTATAATTATCAAGTGATTCTGTATTATTATCTGAAATTTTTTTCCATTCTTGTTTCATTAATTTTGTTCTTTTAGGTGCTTGAAGTTTTTCTAATATTCCCAATATATATGTACATAAATTAAAAAATTGTTTAAATGTGTAAGAATTTCCAGATAATTGTTTATATATAAACTCACAATCAAAATATTCATCTAATTCTTTTTTTAGTTTATTTTTGTTATTGCATTCTGGTACTAAATGTAAAATATTTTTTTTTAATTCTTGTAAAATTTTTATAAATGATTCTGGGGAGTTGTTTTGTAAATCATCTTTTATAATATTCCAAAATGCTTTATCAAATGTATCTTTAATTAAATTACATTGTACTTTATAATTTTCAAGAATTTTATTATCAAAATTCTTATAAAATTTTTTTAATAGTTTAATAGTATTTTTTTGTTGATCATCAATAATACTTAATAAATTTTTTTTTTCATATTCTAAAATTTCTTTTCTATTTTTAACTTCATCTTTTGTAATCTCTTCTTCATACCATTTTTGAAATAATTCATTTATTTTATGCATTTTATCATTATTCATATGAATAACAAAATAAAAAGAAAATAATTTAACATATTCTATAATTTTTCTAATATTTTTTAAAATATTTAAATTATTAATTATTTCTTTCCATATAGAAACAATTTTTATAGAACATATATAGATTTTTCCTTGTATAGTTTTTAAATCTGCTTTATCTCTATCTAATTCTAATGAATATTCTGGAAATCCATAAAAAATAAATATTGACAATAATTCTTTTCCAGATAATTTATAAATTATATCTTTATTAATTGCTTTATTAAAAATAATATTAGAAATATTATTAAAATTTTTTATTAATTTTTTATCATGTAATTTAAATGATAATTTATCAAAATTTTTATCAATATCTTTCAAATTATTTTTATTTATCAAATCCAATATTTCATTAAAATTATTTTTATAACTTGACAGTATTTTAAATAAACTTATATAATTGCTAAAATATAGAACATTTAATTCTTTTGTCATATATTATATATAAATAAAAATAATAAATATATTTATTTATTCACTAAAATATTAATATATTAATTTAAATTTAATAATAATTTATATTCTTTATTTTTTAAGTTTTATTAAATAAAATTTTATATTTAGACCATGGTGTCCAAAAATAATCCAAAATATAAAATAAAGGAATAATAATAAAGTAAATTCTTGATAAATAAACTGAATAGAGTCCTTTAAGATAATAAGATATTCCACTAAATAATAGATATAAACATCTATATGGAGAAATTATCATCCATGAAAGTAAATATAATTTTAAAAAAAATTCCTCTAATTTTTTATATTTAGGTCCTAAAATCTTATAAATAGTTTTTAAAGCACAAAAAAATAGTGGTATATGAATTAAATGCATATTAACAAATAATTTAGCTGCTATAATCTTGAAATAATCAATATTAATATTTAAAATATATAATAATCCACCTATAGCACATATATGATGTACTATCAAGTCTATTCCATTAGATTTATATATTATTTCTATAATCCATTTAAAAATAAGTAATAGTCCTTCTATTTTAATTTGTGTTAAAATATTCATTTTTCCAATAAAATATAATATAATTGTGTATGATGATATTAAATGATTAATTGCAATATATATATATTTATATATATCTTTGTTTAATATCATTATCATAAAGATAAAATAAATATAATAAATAAATATTTATGTAAAAATTTATTAATAATAAATAATATATTTTATTTAATAAGATATTATATCTTAATGTCAAGATATTTTGATTGGGAATTTTACTTAGAATATTATAATGATTTAAAAATTAATGGAGTAAAAACAGAGGAACAGGCAAATAACCATTACAAGACTCATGGTATTAATGAAGATAGAATTTGTAATATTAACCAAGTTGATTGGATTTATTATCTTCATAAATATCAAGATATTAGAAAAAATGGTTATACAACAAAAGAAAAAATTAATTTACATTATTTTAAATATGGAATAAAAGAAGGTCGTACACCAAATAAAATGTTCAAATTAAAAAGCAATGATGATTTTTTAATTAATATATTAATACGTTGTTCATATCGTCCAACATATTTTAAAAAATGCATAGAATCTATTCTTTCTCAAATAAATAAAAATTTTAAAATTATAATTTGTTATGATGATGACAGATGTATGGAATATTTACAAAAATATACAAAATATAAAAAAATTAATATATATCGAGCTCCTAATATTGAAACAAATAATTCATATTTTTATAATTTATATTGTAATTTTTTATTAGAAAAAGTAACTTGCGGTTGGATTATGTTTTTAGATGATGATGATCAATTATATCATAATAATGTGATAAATCTGATATACAATAACATTAAAACAACAAATGATTTTCTATTTTGGAAAGTTAAGGTTGGGAATAAAATTATATTTCAAAAAAATATTAATAATATAAAAATTAATAATTTTTCAGGAATAGGATATTGTTTTCATTCTATTCATAAAAATAAAATTAAATGGGTTGCAGAATATAGATCAGACTACAAATATTTATTAGACATATTAAATATAAATAAAAATATTAGTAGAAAACAAATAAATTATATTTTAACTAAAACACAATATTATCCTAAAAGACAATATGGAATCGAAGATAATGAAGTAATAGAAGATATAATAAAAAAATTTAATATTAAACAAGCTTATGTATCAGATTCACTTATCCATTTAAAGAATCGTTTTTTCAAAAAATACTCTCTTCATTTATTAAATAATAAAAATAATCCTGCTATATTTTTTGGTGTATATAATAAAAATGATATCGAAAATATATTAAATCATTCTGGATTAACTTTTGTAATATTAGGAGGATCTGATGTACCAAATATTGAATATGTAAAAGATAAATATAATATTAGAATTTTATCTATTTCTAAAGATATAAAAACAAGATTAATCAAATATAATGTTTATTCTTGTATTATTATATTTAATCTAGTTGATTATTCTTTATTTAAACCCGTGCAAATAAATGAAATAAGAAGAAAGGTATTTGTATATAATGGTATAATAAAAAAAAATGATAATGTTGATATTTATAATGAATCTATAATAAAAAAAATAGTAAAAAAATGTATCGATAAAGAATTTATTTTTAGTAATGAATTAAATTTAGAATATGAAAAAATGCCACAAATTTATAGACAATGTTATATTGGTCTTAGATTAACCACTCATGATGGTAATGCAAATATGGTTCAAGAAATGCAAGCTATGAATATTCCAGTTGTTCATAATAATAGCGATTATGGTTTAAAATGGAATAACATTGACGATGTTATAAAATATATTTATTCATATGATATCATTCCAGATTTATTAACTTGTACTAGAAAACGTATTTTACTAAATACACATTCTAATCTAAATATTATTGCAGGAGATACAATTATGTTTTTAAATTTAATAAATATTCTTATAAAAAATAAAAATAATGTATATATAATATCTCCTTTCAAATATGATAATTTTGTAAAAAATATTGTTGATAAAAATAAATGCAAATTTATTTCAACAAATTCTGAAAATATTGTACATTATATTGATAAAATTTCAAAAAAAATAGATTTAATATTTATTAGAAACCATTTAATATTATCTTTATTAGTAAATAAACCTTATTTATATAAAACTATTATTTATGGATTAAATATTCATATATCAGGAATAAAAAAATTAAATAATATGTTTCAACAAATAATTACACAAAGTGAAAAATTAAAAAATACATTTATTGATGCTGATGTATTGCCTCAAAAAATAAATGTTATAGAACCAATGGTTAATAAATATGATTTTGATTTACCAAAAAGAAATGATAATGAAATTCGTTTAATTTATTGTGGTACATTACGACATGAAGAAAACATTTTGGAAATTATAGAAGAATTCCAGAAAATTCACAAAGAACAGCCTAATATTTTACTAAAAATAATTTATGGAAAAATTCATGGGAATGAAAATTTTAGTAATAAAATACAAAAATATATTAAAAATGGTGTTCCAGGAATAACTTTTAAATATAATCTTTGTCATAAAGATGCATGTTATGAAATAGCAACTAGTGATATAGGTTTATGCTGGAGAAAAGAAGGATATGGAGAAGATGGAGAAATAAGTACAAAAGTTAAAGAATATGAAATGTATGAATTAAAAATATTAACTAATAAATTTAATTCTAAATCAAGAAATTCTATCTTATTCTTTCAAAATTCGAAAGATTTTTACAATATTTTGATAAATTATGATAAATATTTTATAATAAAAGGAAATTATAAGGTTTTGTATATGGCAAATACAAGTTTACCTAAAATATCAGGATATACGATAAGAACTAAATATATTTTAAAAGAAATTAATAAACACTATCCAATAATTTGTTTTGTAAAACCTACAAATAAATATAAACAAACAATAATTTATAGTATTGATAATATAATTTATTATAATTATTATAATAGAAAAAACTATCAAAAATTTTTAGAAAACTATATTACTAATTCCAATATTAGTTTTATTTGGGCTGCAAGTGATAATTATAATGGTATTATATGTGGAAATATTGCAAAAAATCTAAAATTAAAATCAGCTTATGAGATAAGAGGTTTTTGGCATTACTCACGAAAATATAGAGAATCTTGTGAAAATTGTTTTAATGAAAAATTTTTTAATGATTATGATATAAAAGAAAAAAAAGCATGTTTAATAAATGATTATATATTATGTGAAAATGATAATATATTAAATATTTGTAATCAAAACTATGGAATAGATAAAAATAAATTATTTTTATTAAAAAATGGAGTTATTAATATAAATATAAATGAAAAAAAAAAAATAGATTTAAATAAAAAATCAAAAATTACTTTTGGTTATATAGGATCTCTAGTTTCATATGAAGGATTAACTAACTTTATAGATCAGTTTAAAAAAATAGACTCTCATAAATATGATATAGAATTAATTATTGTAGGAGGAGGTGAGACTTTAGATGCTATTCAAACTATTGATAAAATTAATAATTTAATAAAAAATATAAAAAATATAAAATATGTAGGGAGTGTACCACATAATGATGTAAATAAATATTACGATTTAATAGATATTATATGTTTACCAAGAATAGATTGTGAGGTTTGTAATATCGTATCTCCATTAAAACCTTATGAAGCTATGATGAATGGTAAAGTTGTTTTTGCATCTTCAGTAAATGCCATATGTGAAATTATTACACATAATTATAATGGAATATTATTTGATAAAACAGATATAAATGATGTTAAAAATAAAATAGAAGACATATTAAATAAAAAATTTAATCTAAATAATATTATTCAAAATGGTTATAATTATTGTAAAAATAATACATGGGAGAAAACTTGTAAAAATGTATCAAAAATTATTTATTATAATATTTAATTTTTTTAATAATTTTATATAAATAATAAATACTTTATTAGGTATTTTTAATTAAAAAATTCCATATTCGTTCATTACTTTTACCATCCCATAATTCCATACTTAATTTACATTTCTTTAGTTTAATTTCACTTATTTTATTAATTAATTGATTTGTACCATTATTTTCAATTAATGTACTCGGTCTTTCTGTATTTTTTCGTAAAGTAAAACATGGAATATTTAATGCAGTGCTTTCTTCTTGTAACCCACCACTATCAGTTATAATATATTTACAATTTGCTATTAAGCATGTGATTTCTAAATATCCTAATGGTTCTTCTAAAATTATATTTAAATTTTCTTTAATTTTATTTAAATAACCTAATTTTTCTAAATTATTTCTAGTTCTTGGGTGTATTGGATATACTATTTTTTCTTTTTTACTAAGAGTTATAATATCATCAAATATTTCTTTTAATTTATCAATTTCATCTACATTACTTGGTCTATGTAATGTAATTAAAATATATTCTTTTGTATTTAATCCAAATATTTTATGAATTTGTGTGTCTAATGCTTGTTGTAAATATTTTTTTTGTGTATCAATCATTGTATTTCCAACAAAATATATATTTTCATTTATTCCTTCTTCTTTCAGATTTTTTATAGCACTTTTCTCTGTTATAAAAAAATATTTAGTAATATGATCTGTTAAAATACGATTTACTTCTTCTGGCATCGACAAATCTCCACTACGTAATCCACTTTCAATATGAGCTAAATCTATATCTAATAATTTTGCAGCTAACCCTGCTCCTAAAGTACTTGTTACATCTCCAAAAACTATAATCATATCTGGTTTCCCTTTCTCAAATTCAATTTTCAATTTATCACGTATTTCTCCTAATTGACCAAGATCGCCATTAAAAGATATTAAATCTTTTATTACTATATCTTTATTTTTTAGATATGAATTATTACATTCATATAATTTATTATCAAAATCTCCTGCTTTTGTTTTCTTTTTTAATTTCAAGTGTATATCAGGTTTAGGAAATTTTAATTGTTCAAAAAATATTTTACTCATTTTATCATCAAAATGTTGCCCTGTATGAATTAAAGTTAAATTAAAATCATTTTTTAAAATTTCATAAACAGGATATGCTTTTATGAAATTTGGTCTCGTACCTACAATAATAAAAACATCTTTTATTTTCATATTTATATATTTTATATATAAATAATTAAAAATTATAGGTGTAATATTATGACTGAAAATAATGGAACTTTTAATGATGTTTGGGATTTAGATAATACTTCTATCACTAATCTAAAAAAAGATAAAAAAAATTATAATGAATTAAAAAATAAAAAAAAAGATTTATTTGACGATGTTTTAGATTATTATGAACCTTCAAATAATAAAAAAAATGAAAATACAGAAAAAAGTAAAGATAAAAATAATACAACTATTACACCAATAAAACCAATATCAAAACCAAAATCAAAAAAGAAGAAAAAACTATTACCAAAATTAGTAATAGATGATTATTAATTACTAAGAACCACTATATTTTTTATAAATTGTTTCAAAAAAAGTATTATCATTTTGATTACATTCATTTTTATATAATAACCATAAATCAACTCCTTTTATATTTAGTTTTTTAATAGCATTTATATAATCAAAATCACTTGTAATAGTTTTTGCAAATAATTTAAATACTTGTTGTATAGCTGCTGGATTATTTTCCCCTAATTTCATCAATTCATCAAGTTTTTCTTTTGATATACGATTAACCATTTTAGGTGTTTTTTATTTCTTTAAAATAAAATTAAAATAATTGAAAAGTTTTCAATTTTTATTATATAGATATGGAAAATAAAATACAAAATTTAAAATATATATATTCAAAATTAAAATATAATAGTCTCAAAGGAGGACGGTATATTCAACAATCTAATTATGGACAACAAAATTGTGGTATATTTATTGGTTATGAAGAACATGCAGAAAGATTAATAAAGTGTACATTACCCTATCATGAAATTATAAATATAGTTAGAGAAAATCCACAAATATTTTCAAATGTATTTCCACATATTTATAATTACTATGAATTAGGAAGTAAATGGTATTTGGAAATGGACAAATTAGATGGTGATTTAACAAATTTAATATTTAAAGTTTTTAAGAAAGAATCAATAGATGAAACAATTGATGAATCAGAACATTCTAAAAGAGTATATTTAGAATATTTTTTGGATGAATTTTTAATTCCAAAAATTAAAAAAAGAGATTTATTACAAATTAATGAGATGAGTTTATATTTATATAAAAATAAAGACAAATTGATTTATTTTTTTATGTTATTACTTTTTAACCAACAAAATCCTGAAAATAAGGAAAATAAATATTTACAATTAGATTTTGATTTTTTAGATGGGAATGTAATAACTGAAAGATTCAATAATGGTCTATCATATGAGGGAGTAAATAATTATTTACGTTTATTAATAACTAATGAATTTTATATTAAAAACCTAGAAAATATAAATAAAAATATTTCGTTAGAAATTTTAGAAAAATTTTTAGGTACATTTAGAAAAAAAGTAGTCCCATATATACATGAAATATTAAAACAAATTAATTTTTTGCAAGATCATTTATTTTCTAATAATTTTATTTATAAAGATTTCAAATTAGATAATTTTGGATATAAACTCAAAGACTCGAATAAAATAAATCTTTCCGGGAAAGAACATACAATTGATGAAAATTTTAAAATAAATGGAAAGTATATTCATATATATATTCTTGATATTGAATCTGGGTTATTTCAAACTAATGAATATTCTCAAAAAATAGAAATAAATAAAAATTTTTTATTAAATAATTTTAGTAAATATGGACAATATCCGACTAATTTAATTCATCAAAGAATTCCAATACATGATTTAATTATAAATTCAGGTTTAGAAAGTTTGAATAATATAATAGACATTATTAAAAAAGATAGAATTAATTTATTCTAATAATTTATTATTAACATTATAAAATATTATAATATTAGTATATATATAAACATGAATTATGAAAAAGTTAAATTAATTTTTAATAACAATGATGAAAAAGTATTAGTTCAAGGGGATTACAATGTTAAAAATATATCAAAAATCAATGTAAAACCCTATTGTAATGTACAAATATTTGAAAATGAAAATGGAAAAGGAAACCAAATTAATCTAAATACAAATTTAAATGAAAAAGAAATAGATGTTGAAAAATTAAAATCCAGTGGAATTATATCAAATGTAAAATCTTTAAAGGTAGTAAACCAAAATAATATAGAAGGTTTTGTTGAGATAAAAGATTCTTGTCACTATGTATGCTCATCTTTAAATTTTAAGAATGTTACTATATGTGTAGCATTTATATTTTTAATAAATGAATTATTTAAAAAAAATTGATTAAAAATTTTTTAGATTAATTACTTAAGATTAATTTAAATACTATTTTTATTATGTCAAAGTTAACTAATTTTCAAAAAGTAGGAGAGTTCCATCGTGTTTTTGGACACCCAAAAAATGAAAAACCACAATTTAATATTTTTGATGATGATAAAAAACTTGTAAAACTTCGAATTGATTTAATTCAAGAAGAATTAGACGAATTAAAAGAAGCATGTGAAGAAAAAGATATGACAGAGGTTGCTGATGCATTATGTGATATTCTTTATGTAACGTATGGAGCAGGCCATGCTTTTGGTTTAGATCTTGATACAATGTTTAATGAAGTTCAAGAAAGTAATATGTCTAAAACTTGTGATAATGAAGAAGATGCTAAAATATCAGTAAAAAAATATCAAGAAGAAAAAAGATACAAAGATCCAAAATATAGAAAATCAGATTGTGATAAATATTGGATTGTATATGATAACAAGACAGGAAAAATTTTAAAAAATCATAAATTTAAATCTCCAGAATTATCTAAATTTCTAGTTTAATCAATTAAAGCTTTTCTATAAAATCTACTAATATTCATTTTTGAACTTAATAATTTATTTCTATTCATTTTTCTAATTTTTTTTATCGAATCAGAACTATTATAAAAAACTAGAAATAACATTTTATCTTCATTTTCATATTCTATTTTATTTTCAGATATTAATTTATATGAATTAACCCATCTTTTATTTTTATCTCTAATTCCTGTAATATCATTAGGTAAATGTAAATATTTATAGTTTTCATTATTAATTAAATATTTTAAAGATTCCCATATTATTTTTTTACCAATATCGTGATATTCAATTTTGGTTTTATTTGAAAATATTACTTTATTAATTTTATCCATACATAATTTCATTAATTTTGTATTAGGTTTACTCGCTAATAACCAATTAGATGGTTTACCATATCCATTTTCACATTCAAATCCAGTACACCCTGTACTAACAAAATCATATTCTGTATTTATTAATTTCTCAATAATTTCAACTGGATTCTTTAATACAATTATATCAGAATCTAAATATAATCCACCATATTTATATAATAAATATATTCTATATATATCTACTTTATGAGGTATAATTAATTCATCTATTTTATGTTTTATTTTTTTTAATTCTGGTAAAAATAAATATATATTATTTTTGTTTAAAAATATTATCTCATAATATTCTGAACAATGTTTAATCATTGATTCATGACAAAGTTGTATATATGCAGGTGTATCTGTATTATCTATATTATCCCAATAAACCCATAAATAAGGTTTATTATTTTTATTACTAAAAAAATGTTCCTTGCATTTAATATTCATATCAACTGTTTTATAATTATATGTATAAATTCTTGTATATAACCTAAATAAAAAAAATAAAATTAATAAATAAAATAATTTAAATTCCATTATATTTATAAATTTAGAAAATATTAAAAGTTAAAAAATAATACACATCCTTTTTTTCAAGTATTATATCTATTAATCCTTTTTTTTTGATAACACTTTTTTTATAATTATTTTTTTTATGATCGATAGAAGATAAAGTCATGATAAATGAATTTATAGATTTATGAGAAATCATATATGTGTTGGATACATACTTGTTAGATAATAATATTTCTGAAAAAATACTATTCCAAAATATATTTTGATGAATATCTATTAAATTAGTAATATCAAGTACCCAATTTTTATTATCATATTTCAAATTATTTTTTAAAACAGGATTAATAATTTTATTAACAAGTATATCATTAATTTCTATACTCGAATTAGTAATTTGTTTAAGACGAGTTTCACTAGATGAAAATATTTCTTTTAAAAGTGGTAATAATTCTTTTCTAATTCTTATTCTAGTTGCTAATATAAAACTTGAATCATTAAAATATGGGATATCGTATAATTTTGCTAAATGAATTACTTGGTTTTTATCTGTGAATAAAAGTGGTCGAATTAAATTAACACCTCGTACAAGACTATTTTCTTTCATTCCAGTAATTGATAAAATATTAGTACCACCTGATTTTGTACCACCTTGAAAAATATTTAGTAAAACATTTTCAATTAAATCATCAAAAATATGTCCTGTAAGTACAATATAATTATCATATTTACTTCCCAATTCTTTATAAAAATCAAATCTAATATTTCTTGTTTCTTCTTGCCAATTCTGAGTAAATTTACTAATTTTTTTAACAAAAAAATTTAAATTGGTATATTGTTTTTTTAATAAATTGGAATAATCATTTAGAAACTCTTCCTCCTTATCTGATTCACTACGGATATTATAATTAATATGACAAGCAATAATAGGATTATATTTATAAATCTCTAAAATAATTCTTAAAAGAACCATACTATCAACACCACCCGAAAGAGATACAATAATACATGTATTTTTATTTACATACTTTTTTAATATATTTTGGGTCTTCTTAATTAAAGATAAATTATTAAAACTATCTTGTTTACATAAACTAGTATTTTTCATCCAAGGATTTTCTAAAATTGTACTATAATCAATAATACTATCACTTGTGAATTGATTTTCTCTTTTTTCTTTTTCTAATCTTAAATTATTAGCACGATATACTTTATCCCATAATTTATTATTTTTATTAATATTGTGTTGTAAATTAATTAAAATTTTATTACATTCATTTAAATATTCAATCTTAGAAAGGTGTCTCAAAGGCATTAATACCCACATTGCTAAATTTATATTGCTATATTTTGTAAATATATCATTTGACTCAATTATTTTTCTAGAAATATAATATGCTTTCTGAGTATTATTCATAATTTTTTGTTTATTACTTCTATAAATGTGTCGGCTAAATTGATCAAGAATTATTATTAAAACTATATCACCATTTGGTAAAAGTTTCCAAAATGAAATTATTTTATACTCTGCTAAAATAAGATAAAATTTATATTTTTGAGTTATAATTCTATCAATAGTATCTGTTTTTGTATTAAACCAATACGATTCATTTAATAACCAAAAGTTTAATATCTCATTAATTTTTATAATTGATAAAATTATTATAATAGAAATAAAATAATATATATACATTTTTTATATTTTAGAATATTATGCTATACTCTGGAATATATAATTAATATTAAAATCAATTTTTTTTTTTATTTTGTACATCATACAATATATCAAAATGAATATCATTTAAAATTTGATTATATGTATTTTGTAGATTTTTTTTTAAAATTTTTAATTGTTTTAAATGAGAATTATTAAAAAATTCAAAATAATTATTAAATAATTTAATTTTTTCATGTAAAATTTTATTAAAATAATGATGTGTAGATACAAAATTATTTATATCTAAACCATTTGTATTTGTTTTTTTATAATTTTCAATTTCTTTATTATTTTTTTCTATAATGCTATTAAGTTTTTCTAATATAGACCTAATATCGTTATACATTCTAGATAATTCATCAACAGGATATTGTTTATATGTATTAATATCATCATATTTAGAAAATTTATTAGTAATTTTTTTTCCATCAATTAAAATATTATTTTCATTTAAATATTCACAAATTATTTGATATAATTTATAATATTCGCAGTAAATTCTATTATTTATAATCATAAATAAATTTTTATTATTATTATAATCATTATTTATTAATTTTATTTGAAAAAATAATGAATCTAGACCGAATAAAAATAATTTTCTATTTTCATTATCAATAAATTTTGTATGAATTTCTTTTAGTTTATTAATTTTATTATTTATTTTTAAAAGTATATTTTTAATATTTATATTTAAATCATTTATTTTATCTAGCATTTATAATTTATATACAATTTATTAATAAAATATATATAAATAAAATAAAATTATATTAATTATAAATGTCACAAAGTAATGAACAAGAACGAGTAGAAATGTGGGGGGAGGAACATGAGAAAATATTAGTAGATTGGGCTGATAAAGCAATGTGTTATAAATGGTTACATTCCAAATCACATCAAAAATATTACAAAATTAATATATGGTTTACTATACCTGTGATTATAATGTCTACTGTAACAGGTACTGCAAATTTTGCTCAAGAAAGATTTTCAGATGATTTAAAACAATATATATCAATGATAATAGGATCAGTAAACATTATAGCTGGAATTATAACGACAATTCAACAATATTTAAAAATTAACGAATTTACAGAAAGCCATAGGATAAGTGCAATATCTTGGGATAAATTTTATAGAAATATTCGTGTTGAACTAGCAAGGTCACCGGATGAGAGAATGTCAGTGTCGCAAATGTTAAAAATTTGTACTCAAGAATATGATAGATTAATGGAAACTAGTCCTAGTATTAAAGATAATGTAATTAATGAATTTAAGAATACATTTTTAGAAACAAGCATAAATAAATCTCAAATTTGTTGTAAGAAGAAAAAAATAATTTTATCTCATGAAGAAATTATTAGAAGACGTAAAGCCTATAATGAAATAAATAAACCTGATATTTGTGATTCATTAATTTCTACATCTAATTTCAAATATATTGAAAATAAAACAAATATAAAAAAAAAGAAAATTGAATCTGAATTAAAAAAAAGTGAAGTAATTTTTAATAATTTTAAGATTGGATTTTTTAATATTCATAATAGAAATCCTATAGAAAGTGAATATAGAGATAATTTAGAACATATTAGAATAGATATATTAAATGAATTAATAAAAAAGAATTTAATTTATTAGATATGAATAATATTCTATATCTTTATTTTCATTTGATAATTTTATTAATAATTTATAATAATTTTTTTTTGTAAAATTTATATTATTACTTTTATAATACTTAATTATTTGTTCTTTAAATTTAGTATTATCTTTATTTTGTTTATGAAAATAAATTATATATGGGTATTCATTTTGTAATTTCCTTGTTATAAATATATCTTTATCAGTATCAATATTTAAACACAAATTTTTAATTAAATTTATTTTTTGAAAAATTGTATTATCAAAATGGATTAAATTTCCATTTTCTATTTTATTAATTAATTCCCTTGTTTCATCATTATTAAATTCCGAATCATTATAATTTAGTGGATTAATTTTTTTGAAAATATTATTTAGATTTTTTATTTCTTCTGGTAGAGAATCTGATTGTATATTTTGATTTAAAATTTTATTCTTAACTAGATTTATTTTTTTCCCAAAAATACTACCTTCAAATATATATGTATTAAAATTAGAATTAAAAGTTATATTATCAGTTTCAATTCTAAAAAAATACATACCATCATTAAAAATTTTTTTAATATTTTTTGTTTTATTAATACAATTTATTCTTGAATTGTAAATATCAATATTTATATCTATATTTTTTATAAATATTAATGGAGTATCTTTTATTTTCTCTAAATAATTTTTATTTCCTATAAATGTAACTCTAAAATTATCAATATCTGTTATATCTGCTGTTAAATTATAATGATTACCAAATAATATTGGTTTATCTAATATATACCCTTTAATATATCCTGATCTATATAAAATTGATTCATAAATATCATTATTCAAACCTATATTTATTTTATAAACACCTTCGCATTTTGGTTTATCATAATTTATTTCTAATATATGCAATTCTTTCAAAGATTCGTGAATTTTTTCACCTAATCTTTTTTCTTCATATTTGTTTATTTCATAGGAAGACGGATATACTAATGATTTTACATTATTTATATTAGACTTTTCTAATGTATTTATACTTTCTATTTCTATGTAAGAATGTAAAATTTGGTCATTTAATATTAGTGTATTTGGTTGTATTATTGGATGTTTATATGATGTTAAAGAATATGAAATAGACCCACTATTATTATTATTCCAAGATTGACAAATACATAATTCAATTAAATTATTTGATTCTATATTTAAATTTAATGATTTGTTAATACTTTTACTATTAAAAACTTTCTTAATAGATTGTAAATCATATTTTTTTTGCGGTAATAATTGAGTTATATTTACAATAGATGTTATATTATCAGATATGTTTGTTATTCTGAAATTAATAGTATCACCTCTCGGTAGTATATATAATCTATTATCTATCCCAGGTTCTAATTCAATAGTTTTATTTATTGTATCATCTAATTCTAATATTTTATCAGGGAAAAATATATTAACTGGTATAATAATAGAATTATAATCATCATTTTCTTTATCAGATAAATATATGTTACCATTTACATTATCCTTAATTTTTGAAACATCTACTTGTATATTTAAATTTTCAGTATTGGGAGATAAATAAATAAATTCTGGAATTGTGATATATTCTTTTAAACAATCTGAATAATCTATATTCATATATTTACAAAAATCTCTGTCTTTTTGATTTTTAAAAAATGGTGTTATTTCAACATTAACTGAAATTAATTCATCTTTTTCACATATATTTTGAATTAAAATACCTCTATTAGAAAATCCATTATATTTACATAATATATCATAACCGTAATCATTATTTTTATATTTTTTAAGATTATTAAAACATTTATCTATTTGAATTAATCCAAATCCTTCGCTTAAACGATCATTAATTATTGGTTTAGCAGTTTCTATTAAATGTTTTTTTACCCAATAAAAATATGGAATATTGTTTAGAGAACTAAATATATTAGCTATACAACCACATACATATGGACTTGCCATAGATGTACCGTTACATAATTTTAGTGCTGATGACGCCCATGAAGAAATTGTTGTAATTGCTCCACCAGGAGCCATAATATCTACACCAAAATCACCATCACTCGAAGGACCTCTTGAAGACCAATTAAAAGGACCGTTGTATTCATTATCATTCATACAATACATATTATTTAACATGTCGTTATCAGTATATGCTCCTACTGAAATCAAGTGAGATGATGATGTGGCAGGTGCACCTACAGTCATTAACCCTGGTCCACTATTCCCAGCACTAGTTACAAATGTTATATTATATTTTTTACAGAAATCTTCAATAATATTAATTAATATACCTGTATGTGGTTCATTTATAGATTCTCCAAAACTTAAATTTATTAAATGTATATCTCTATTAACAACCTCGTGCATAGCTTTTATTAATGCTTCTGTCGTTTCAAGACCATTAACACGTACATCCCCAATATTAATTGATACAAATTGTACATCGGGTGAAATACCATTTTTTTCTTTATTTTTTGGAAAGTAAGCTCCTATAATACCTGCAACATGAGTACCATGATATCCTGATTCAAAAACAAGACATGATATTTTTTGGTCAAAATATTGTTTTAATGTAAAATTAATTTGGTATTCTTTTTCAGTAATACTGTAATATTTATAATTATATTTATAATCTTCAAGAAAGCCTTCCCAAAAATCTCCAATATATAGATAAGATAAATATTTATCTCCTTTTGAATTAGTATCTCGAAATGTTAAAATATCAACTATAATTTTATTAAAATTTTTTTTTAAATTTGGCATATTTTTAATCATATACTTGTCTATCAATTGATCTAATTTAATACATCCTAGATTTACTTCTGATATATTATCATTCCAGTTTTTTGGTAATGTTCGAGTAATACCAGATTTACATTTAATTTGTTTTATTTTTCCATCAGTTATAATTTTTTCTGTAAGTGAAACATCTATATCTCCGGATCCAGTACAATCTAGTAAATCTATGATTTTTTTTTTATCAGTACTAGTAGTTTGTAATCCTTCAACTCCCGGATCAATTCCAGTATCTAAAACAGCAACAACGATGTTCTCACCATTTTTAGAAGTTTTAATTGAAGGTAATTTATTAATAAAATTTATATTTTTAGCCATTATAAATAATTATAATTATTAATACTTAAATAAATTTATAAATATAAAATTTAAATTTATATATATAATATATAAAAATGGGGTATTGGGATTCTTGGTGCAAATTTGTGGATTATGTTTTCATTCATTATCTATAGATGATATATCAAATTTAGATTAAGAATTACAAAATAATTTTAACAAATAATTCATAATATTATTAAAAAATACAAAATGGTTCGAAAAGGCAACAGTTTTGCTTCCAGATGAAAGTATTCGTCATGGATTTAAAGAAGTATTAGTAAAATGAAATATTAATTTACTTTGAATAATAAATAATATTTTATTTTTATTCAAAATAAATATAAAAAAAAATTTTGTTGTGAATAAATTACAATATTTATTAGTTTTATAATATTTATAGAATGAGTAGTCCAGAACAAGAAGAAAATGTAAATTTTCAATTAACTGGTAAAAATGTACCTATTAATAAAGTTGAATTAATTAAACACATTCATAGAATATTATTTGAATTTCAATACCAAAAACAAAATAATATAAAACCTAAAGTTGATCCATTTAATGAAAATATCTATATTTCAAATGGCGACAAAGTAGTAATGGTCCCACATGATATACAAAATGAAGGTATTAAAATTTATTTAGATAATCCATCAATTTATCAAGAATATTTAAAAATGTATAATAATTCTAATGTAAATAATAATAAAAATGAAGATATTAGTACTGGAGAAGTTGAAAAAAAAGAAAATAATGAAAATAATAAAGAAGAACCTAAAGAAAAAGAAGAAAGTTTATTTGGAATTATTTCTTGTATAATATTTTTTTATTTGGTAACACAGTGTGCTCCTAGATTTTGGAATTGTGATGATGAGTAATAAATATAATTATTAATCTATATCCAACATTGCTGTATATTTTTTATGTTTATTATTATAATTATCTGGTCATATATACAAATGATATATCATCAAATATAAAATGAATATAGATACTATAAAATATATCATAATCATGGGGTTTTTTTTTATAATAAGTTATTAACGTCAAATGTATTTAATTATCAATTTTTATAATAAAAATTGATATATTTATTTTTAGCCATAAGGTACATAAATAATATTAAATAATAATATTATATATTTAAAATGGATGAAAATTTATATTCTAGACAATTGTTGACTTTTGGTAAAGATGCTATGGATAAAATAAATAATAGTAAAATATTTATTTCTGGTATGGGAGGCCTTGGAATAGAAATAGCAAAAAATATAATTCTTGCAGGAGTAAAAACTGTAACAATTCATGATAGATTAAATGTAGTTAAAAATGAAGATTCTTCCACATCTTATTGGTTAAATGAATCAGATATTGGAACTAGTAAAATAGATAAAATTTTACCAAAATTACAATCATTAAATTTATCTGTTAATGTTGAACCAAATTTTGATATTTTAAATAAAAATAATTTTAAAAAATATGATATGATAGTTCTATGTGATTACAATATATATGATATTTTTGAATATGAAAATTTTTGTAATATTAATAATATTAAATTTTTACTTGCAAATACACATGGTTTATATGGATATATATTTTGCGATTTTGGTAGTAATTTTGTAACACATGATGTAGATGGTGAACCAATTAAATCTGGTATTCTTGTACAAACTGAAGGAGATGAAAATAATATTATTGTTTCAAATGAACCACATGAATTACAAGTTACTGATTGTATAATAATTAAAATAAATGGTAAAGATTCAAAAAAATATACTGTAAAAAAAGTTGTAGATCTTAATAGGTTTATATTGAACGAAAATCCATTTACAGGTAATGTATTGACTAATACTGAATTTTATCAAATTAAAAATAGAGAAATTATTAAATTTTTACCATTGGAAAGTTCTATTTTAAATCCAACTTTTGTAGAGCACGATTTTTGTAATCCAAATAAATCAAAAACATTGCATTTATATACAAAAATAATGTGGTTATTAAATAGTGCTCAAAATAGTTCTATATTTAATGAGAATGTTAAATTTGTTCCTAAACCTTGGAATGAAAATGATGCACTTGAAATAATAAATATGTTAAAAGATGAAGAAGATATAACATTTGATGAAGATATGTTTAGAAAGTTATCTTACACATGTGCAGGGAAATTATGTCCACTAAATTCAATAATTGGAGGAATAGCATCTCAAGAAATAATTAAAGGATGTACTTGTAAATATAGGCCGATACAACAATGGTTGTATTACGATGTCATTGATATTTTTCCAGATATAGAATTACCTTTTAAGGGTGATATTGATAATTATATAACAGAAGGCACAAGATATGATTCACAAAATATAGTTTTAGGAAAAAAATTCACAGAAAATATGAATAAAAAAAACGTATTTATTGTGGGGGCAGGTGCAATAGGATGTGAACATTTAAAAAATTTTAGTATGATGGGTATTGGAAATATAACTGTAACTGATATGGATTATATTGAAAAATCAAATCTCAATAGACAATTCTTATTCAGAAATTCGGATATTGGTAAATCAAAATCATATGTTGCAACTCAAAGAACATCTGAAATTAATCCTACTATTAATATTACAAATCAAACACTAAAAGTAGGACCAGAAACATCAAATTTTTATAATTACACTTTCTTTGATAAAGTAGATTGTGTTACAAATGCTCTTGATAACATTGAAGCACGATTATATGTTGATTCATTATGTTTGAAATATAATAAACCTTTAATTGAATCTGGAACACTTGGTACAAAATGTAATACACAAGTGATTTTACCAAATTTATCTGAATCATATGGATCATCTAGAGATCCTCCAGAAAAATCTATTCCTGTTTGTACTTTAAAATTATTCCCTTATTTATTTGAACATACTGTTCAATTTTCAAGGGATCTAATGGAAGGATATTTTAAAAACTCCCCCGATAATTATAAAAAAATTATTAATCAACCACAATCATTAGAAAAAATGGATAGATCAGAATTAATTCAAATACTTGAAGATGTAAAATTATTAACACAAATTAAAATAAAAGATATTGGAGATTGCATTTCTTTGTCATTTTTATTATGGCACAAATTATTTAGAGATCCAATTTATAATATTCAAAATAAATTTCCAGAAAAACATAAAAATGTAGACGGGACATTGTTCTGGTCTGGTACTAAGAAATTTCCATCTTATTTTTCATTTGATGTAGAAAATAAATCACATTTAGGATTTATTATTCATATGACATTTATTTGGATGAATGTATATAAGATTATTGGTGAAGAAGATAAATTTTTAGATGAAGAATATTTTAAATTATATATTTCAAATTTACAAATTCCATCAATTCAAAAGGATGATAATATTAAATTTGATGAACAAAAAGATACAACCGATACTGAAATAAATACAGATTTAAGTAAAGAAGAAATAATTGAAGAACTATTTAAATTAACCAAAGATAAATTAGATCTTGAATCTATTGAATTTGAAAAAGATGATGATATAAATCATCACATAGATTTTATTATGTATTCATCAAATATGAGATCTTTAAATTATAATATAGGAATTCAAGATAGATTACAAGTAAAAAAAATAGCAGGAAAAATAATTCCAGCAATAGCAACTACAACTACCCTTGTATCGGGCTTAGCAAGTATAGAATTATATAAAATTTTTCAAGGATTTGATAAATTAGACAAATATAAAGATACTTTTTGTAATTTGGCTTTACCTTTAATTACTAGTACTGAACCTAAAGGAGTTAATAATTTAATTATTAATGATAAAAAATATAATATGTGGAGTTTTGATGAGGTAGATAAAAATACAACTTTGCAACAACTAATTGAAAAATATTCTGATTGTAAATTACTATATAACGATTCTATAGAAATACCATTAGATCTCGAATATATTTCTTACAAAAATAAAATTATTTTTAATTCTTTTATGCCTTCTCTTGATGAATCATGTATTGATAATAAAACTTTAGAAGATACTATTAGAATATATAATTCAAATTTAGATACAATGGAAGAATTAACTATATCTTTAGGAATTGATTTGGATAGTGATGACGATGATGACGAAAATGAATTTAAAAATATTGAAATCAACCCTTTATCAGTTAGGATTAAATTTTAAATAATGTATTTTTAAATATCATTCTCTATAATTTCTTCTGTAAAGTCTATCGAGGAGTATACTAAAAGTATTGATATAACATATACTATAAATAATATTGTGTTTTTTTCCATTATATATATTTTACCTTTAAAATTTTTTTATTATAATAAAATATATAATGGATATTTCTAATTACATGAATACATCAAACAAAAGTTTAGATAGTAAAGAGGAATTATACAAGTACAAAATCGAAAAATACAAATCAAAATACTTTGATTTACGAAATAAATTACAAAAAGGTGGTGATGGTGATGATAGTGGTGGTAGTGGATGATCAGGTAAATCTAAGAATGAAAATTATAGTGTTGCAACAAGTTATGAAAATAAAACAAATTTTATATCAAAATGAGGTGATGATAAAGATGATTTTCAAATTGGTAGTGGGTGATCAAAACATAAGAAAAGTAAAAAACAAACTACAAAAGAAGTAAAAAAAAAATTAAAAAAAATAAAAAAGAAACAAAATAAAGATAAAAAAAAAAAGAAAAAACAATTAAAATCTAAATCTAAAAAATAAACTTGTTTTTTTTTATAAAAAAATTTTAAATAAGTTGAATGACATTTATAATATATAAAAAATTATTATAAATTGAAAAATTTTATTTAATATAATAAATTAAATTCTTTTATTATATATATAATAAAAGAATGGTTAATAATTCAGAAGTAACATTAATTCATGCAAAATGGTGTGGTCATTGTACTAGATACCTTCCTAAATGGAATGATAGTATTTCATCTATTTTACAAAAAAATGGCATTCAAGCTGGACAATTAGAACAGAGTGATAGTAATTTTGAATCATTA